CTGTATAAATGCCTATTACATGCCATTATAGCTAAACCAGAGCTTATAGCGGCATCAAATTTTGTTCTATTGTTTATATCAAACTTAGCCCAATCGCTTAAAGTTCTATTGAAATACATATCACCATAACTACCATCTACCCTCTTCTGACCAACATGATCTTGTATATACATTTCAATTGCAGCGGCGTGTGCTTGTTTAATATCTTCACTAGAGTTTGGTATTCCACCGACTTCTTTTTCTGCTGTTGATAGTTTATTCCAAACTTTATCAGGTCTATTCATGCTAAAACCTCTATAACCACGTCTTCTTAAATAATACAATAGACGAGGTTTATTATTTTCCGCAAGTATAGGCATCCCGTAAAATACTATTGCCATTAGAACGTCCTCAAAGAACATCTCCGCGGTTTGTGGTCTAGCTAAGTACTCTAAAAAAAAGTGGTTTGGTGGACAATCTTCCATGCTAAATTTACTTAAACCATGTAAAGCTCCTTTAGAACCTTGACCATCAACAGTTCCTGATATATCGTAACTATCACAACCAAAAGCACCCATATGCTCATTACCAGGGTATTTTAAACCATTTTTTATTATAATCTTATTTTGTTGATTTAGTAGCGGCGTCCATGCAACTTTAAATCTACCTTTTGGATCTGGATAAAATATTACTTTTGAATCTTTTATTCCATTAACCCATTGAAAATTACCAGTTGTTATAACTTTATCTAAACCTAAACCTTCGTTAAAATCAATTTGTTCATATATTTTTGCTAAATTAAACAAACTGTTTTGTGTTTCATCTCTAAAAGCATGTTCTTCAGTTCTAGGAAATTGTCTATAAAATTCATTTAGAGCATCTCCATCACTTTTTAATCCGTCGACTTCGTTTTGCCAATGTTCAATAATTCCTGTGTCGATAAAGTCTCCAAATGGTCCTTTAACCTCTGTTTCCGGCGTATCGAAAACAGGGTGTCCATAAGAATCAATGAATCCTTCGTAGTTCCATTCCATAGGAATGAACAAACTATATAATCCCGAGCTAGTCTGTCCATTGCGGTTTCTTTGTGTGACATCTGAGTTTTTATATAATTTTTTAAAGTTATCACCACCTTTATCCAAAGCATTTGATGTTGAACCCATCATACACTTACCGATAATTCTACTACCTAATCGTAGTGTTGTTTTTGTAACTCTCCAGTTATTTAATATATTATTAGGTCTTTCCCATTTACCACTTTCATCGTGAGCTAATAATTTAAGTTTTTCACCATCATAACTATTATCACCTGTGTTTTTCCAATCAATAGTTGTATCTAATCCTTGTAAATCATTATCTTCACTACCAAGTTCTATTTTTCTTCTGGTTAACTTACTAGCTGGTACTCTATATGCTAATTCTGTTTTAGGTCTATCCATACCATCTTGGATAGGTTTAAAAAAGAAAGGATAATTAACTGATATAGGTACGACCTTATCAGTAAACATCTTTTTAGCATCTGGTCCCGTTTTAGATAATATACCAAATCTTGAGTCACTTGATATAGTAGCCATGTTAACTAATTCACCAGAAGCCATAAACGAAAATCCAGATCGTCTATTTTTAAGGTAACACATACCATAACATCTTTGATCAGCTTTACAACCCTCCCAGAATATATAGAATAATCTGTTTGCTTCTCTAAAATCAGGTTGACCAACATCTATCTTACTCCATTGTAAGTACATATAATGTGTACCTGTTATATATGTTGGAACGCCTTTGTTATAAAACCAAAAACCATCCTCTCTTCTACTAAATTCGTTTTCTATATAATCTATATATTTAGATTTGAAGTCGCTAGGATATTCTTTCCAATCAAATATTGTTTTAATTCTTTTTAGTTCTTTTGGGTATTCTGTTACTTCCCAAGTGTCACTTTTGAATTTATTAATTTTTTTAGGTGTTTTAGGTAACGCAATTTGAAAATTTTGTATTTCATATATTTCACCAATTTCACCAGTTCTACTAATAATAACAATGTCATGCTCTTTATTATAACCGTATTTCCAAGCTTTTTTCTTATTAAGCCTTTTAATAGTATTTATTTTTATAGGTTCTACAACCTTATACAAAGTTTGCTCGTACATTACTTAGATCTTCTTTCTGCAAAACCACCAAAAGATGTTTCCTCTACTTTTTCTTTAGGTTTATTATCTAACATATCTTGCTCGTCTTGTATCCTATTTAATATCTCAAAAGCATCGAATATAGCTAACTTCTTTGTTGCTGCGGCATTTTTTAATCTATCTGCTGATATATCATCATCACTATCAACAATGGCTTCTTTAGCTACTTTAATTAATTCTTCAACAGCTTTGTGCCCAGCTTGGATTATATTCTTTTTCGTTTCCTTGATATTCATATTTAATTGTAATAAATTTAGACAGTAATCTATACAGCCTTTCGTTCTCTATAATAAATTCATACTCACTATTAGGTGTAAATCCTATTAAATCACCAACTTCAACTGGAATAGTATCGTTTGTATATTTAACAACACCTATTAATGGTTTTTCTTTATTAGTATTGTATATATTATCAGAACTTATAGGTTTTACAAAACAATATTCTGGTAAACTAAACCAATTTTTATCTTTTTTATATAAAAATAATTGATCTAAAGATACAAAATATTGATCTTCTTTAAAAAAAGATCTACTATTTCTTTCTTCACCACGTTGATCATGCCATCTTCTAAAAACATTATGATGTATTACAACAATATCTCCTACTTTAATATCTGTTTTTATATTTTTAGGAACAGCTAAAACTCTAGCATGCCTGTTAACATATTGATGATTAAAGATTTCGGTGTTAAGTATTAATTCTTGATCACCTACTTTTTTAACATTGTTATACCTAGAACCTAAAGGTTCTACTAAAAAATCATAAAGCCCTTGCATTAATATTCTAGATTAAATTCAATAGCTATAGCCATATTTTTATTAAAATCTTTCCACGGTAATATTTCGTCGTCCTTTTTAATATAAATACTATATTTATCGTCTTCTTCTATTATATCAGAGATAGTATGCCCTCCGTAAACCTCTTGGCCTACGGAGTAGTGCATAGCTTCATTTTTGTAATCCCTACCGATACTAATTTTTCTTATCAGATTCATTTTCTTCAGGTATTTCAGTAATAGTACCATCTTGTAAATTAACAGATACTTTACCATATTTTTCTTCAAGTTCATTTTGAATTACTACTAATTCATCTTGAAAAGCCTTTAGCATTTCAATAGCTGCAACTTTTTGAACTTCTAAGCCACCAACTTGCATCTGAACTTGATTTATATTATTTACCTTTTCTTGAACTGATTTTAATTCTTCATCAGTAATCTTTTTTACATCTTGAGCGATGTCCTCTACTTTTACGTCTTTTTCCATTTTATTTAAATTTAATTGTTATTTGTTATTATGCATCCTCATAGTCTTTCCATGCATCTTCAGCTTTCATAGCTTCATATGCTTGAACTACAGGGTTTTTTGCTGATGCAGCTGTACTCATGTCAAATGTACCACTTATCGAGTCGATGTGATTGTACCATGATCCACTAGCATCTCTTGCTGCTTTATCTTTCCAGATTTTAACTACATAGTTACCTTTTTTGTTAACTAAAGTTACATCTTCATAAACCTCAGGGGTTTTGATAGATCCATCTGAATTATATACAGCAGCAGTTTTTAATTGCGATGTAACTTGCTCATCTGTAGAGTAATTTACATTGCAAACTTTCACATAAGCATTATCTACGCTAATGCCTTTGAAATTGTAAGTTCCTTTTAGTGCCATTGTTTTTATTTTTAAGTTATTTCTATGTTTATATTATTACGCTATTTTCACGTTTTTTACTTTTCAAAACTCTTATATAATATTGGTATTAACATTTTACCATTATCTTCTAAGTAATTTTTGTAATTATTTTCAAGATTAGATAACATTTCATCAGTTATATCTTCATTTCCCCACCATAAATCAACTAATATAAAGTCGTATTTTTTATCTGGAGTATATGTAAAAGCATCATGTTTTATTATATTTATAGAATCATCTATAAAATTAACATAATCAATCAATTCTTGATTATTATCTACAACATCTACTACACTACAACTTTTTTCAACCTTTAATGTCTCAGGTATCAAACCTAATCCTAAACCTAATACTAAAACTTTATCATACGTAAAGTCTTTGTATAATTCTTTCATTTTGCTACAATCACTACAGTCACCAAGTAATATAGTAGCGTAATCCTCTATATTACTAAGATATTTTTCATCATTAAATCTTAATATACTTATATTATTTTCTTTTGTTACTTTAAAAGAATCAGCATCATGCTCTTGTATTTTACTTTCTTGTATTTTCATATCTTTTTATTAACAGAAACCAACTTGGAAACTAGAAACTACACC